TACTGAAGATTCTGGGTGGTCTAATTCTCCCATTGAACGTCTTTGTTCAATAAGTTCCTTATACTTATCCATTTCTCTATTCCATAAATCTTTAGAATAATAACGGCCATTACCGTTTTTAACTTCGGCAGTAGCTAAAACGCCTTCAACCATTAAGTTTCCATTTTCTTTACTAATATTTTCTGTTAGTTGAGAAGGTGAAATTTTAACGGTATGAGTTTCTATAAGTAATTGTTTGTTACTCATTTTCATCTACCATTTCTTGCTTTTGATATTTTTTACCTGAAGATTTTTCGTAAATCTTTTCCATTTTAGCTTTTCTTTTTTCTAAAAGCTTAATTTCTCTCTGCATATCTTTCATTTTCTTTTTATCAACTAATTCTTTTAAATTATCATCTTCATTAATTGAATTTACTCTTTCAATTTTTTCATCTATATGATCATGTAAGAATTCAAGTTGAGCTTCCATTTTTGTAAGTTCAGCAGCTTTTCCTATTTCAGCTAATTTGGTTTCGATATTTTCTTTTTTCATTTTCTTTTTCTTTTTATCTTTAAGAGCCTTTTCCATAGATTCTTCTCTATCTCCATCTTTATCTACATCTGGGTAATCTGGTCTTTTATCTTCCTCCATACCTGCTGCTTCTTGTGATGCTTCAATAGCTGCTTGTCTAGCTTCCTCTACATCTTTTTCTTTTTCTTCAGAATAAATAGTATCATTATATTGTGATTCTTCATCTACTGGTTGTGGTTCCATACCTGCTTGAGTTTCAAAATCATCTAATCCTTCTTCTTTAAGCATTTGGTTAATTACTTCACCTGACATAGCAGCTAAACTATTAGGATTACCTGATCCTACAACATAATTTTC